ACACCAGCTAAAGTACCAAGCAATGTAATGCCTGACACTGTACCTGTACGTGAACCATCAGATGTACCCAATTGTACTGTGCCAGAATCTACCAATTTAACTGGATCACCAGAAAAAATGTTTGTAGCGTAGGTGCTGACGATTGTGTATGCCTTAGGACGCATCTGACCACTGTTGTGGTAAGAAGGAACGAAGCCAAACGGTGCGCTTGTAGAAGACATATTGTCTCTCCTTTTATACTAATTTAAGGTTAGGTCAAGTCAAACTGAGCTCGACCACTATTTTTCCTCAAATCCTGCGTACCATCACCTTCAAACACACGACTGCCAGTAGTGGCTGTTTGCTGTTTCAGGAATTCTGTAGTATCCGTCAACTTTTCTAGCTCACGCAAAGGTGCATCGTGGTGCGCCTCTTGCATGTACTTCTCATATAGAGAAAGTGGTAGCTTGAATGCAAGCATTTCATTGACACCGATAAAGCCAATCCAATCACCTGTTTTAATAGATGTTGATTCCCAGCCAGGAATGTCTTCTGGCTTAATAGCTTGATAACCCAGACGCATACGCATGTTGATCGTATCTCGTGGGTTTGTGGTAGTCAACCAGCATGTGTGGTAACCGGGTATTTTTGGTAAGTCAGGAAGTGCGGCTTGGAAGAACTGTTGTCGAAACATATCTAGACGGTCTGAGTCAGAGACTTCACGGTTTTCCGTGACAGCACGATCTACCATCGCACGATCTCCACGACTGTCCCCAGCACTTTTCTTTAAACGTTCATCATTTGTATTTGTCATTACTTGCTCCATTCAGCAATTGATTAGAATTATGTTCTAATTTTTAAAAAAAGAAAACTATTATTTTTAACTCTTATTAGCACGGTCATATTCAGCATATTTTTTAATATAACGCTGACGTAAAACGGGGTCATCCCACACACCAGCTTCTTGCAATGCTGATTTGCGTTCAGGGCTAATATAAATCTCTTTACGTGTTGATACTGGCGCATGTTCGCGACCAGATCCAACCATAGGACCACCTGTTGGTTTACGTACAGCTTTAAACTTTTCAGGCAAGCGGCGTTTAACACGGTCATGTAGCTCATCCCAATACTCTTCAGAACGAGGGTCAAACCCTTCTTCTGCTAACCGGTTGTCAATAGCTTGCACTACTGCAGAGTCTTCGTCTTTACCGTTTGGGTCATACCAGCTATGCTCTTCCATAAATTCTTTAGCATAATGGACAACTTCATTATCAACTTTAGGCTGGCGTGGGGCATTAACTTGTTGTGCTTGTTGCTGCTTATACTGGCTAAGTTGCTGCACTTTTGCAATAGCTTGGTCACGATATTGCAGAGCCTGCACTACATCCTCACCATGGCCTGCATCTACAGCTTTAGCAATAATCTTTTGTGCTGTCTCAACTTCATAGGCTGCTTGCTGAATTTGCTGGTCAATCTGACTTATACTACTTTGCTGGGCATGTGTTTCAACAGCACCAACACGGCGCTCTAGCTCATCATTACGGTTTCGTAAAAAGTTAAGTTCTAACTTATCACGGTCAATTGCTTTATCCCGGCGCTCTTTACGATCTTTCTTCTCAAGGCGTCGGCGCTCTCGGATAGCCTCTCGGTCACCCTCACTACTAGCGTTGTCTTCTTCAGCAGACGACTTAAGATTACTTTCTTCTTCTTCGTCATCCTCTTCAAGAGGCTTATCAACTGCTACATACTCACTCTTACCATCATCTTCATCATCTTCAATTAGTGCATTAGCTTCAGCCATACCTAGCTCCTTTATCAGCTATAAGAAAGCACGAAATGCTAATGGGTCAGATGTTACTTTACCAATTAGATCCGTGTCTTTAAAAATTACGAACATTGCGGTCGTTTCCTTAGTAATAGGAACTTCCCAACGATCTCCACCGTACTTTGCGACTCGTACAAAATCGCCCTTCTCGCACCACGCGCCTTCTGGCCATAATTCCATTGTGTTACGGTTTTTGAAAGCCAATGGCCCGACTGTTATAACTCGTCCGACTTGTGTATTCCATTTTTCCGTATCAGTGGTTTCTGAGCTCAGAACAATACCGCTTGCTGTTGTCAATTTAGGTGCCCTGATTTGCACCAACACGTAACTCCCAAAAGGTGTTATTCCTGGGTCTGTATTTGGAAACGCGTCATCCAGCGTTTGTTCAGCCATTATTCATCCTCTTTAATTGTTGACAAAATTACTTCTATTGCACGCTCAAGTCCAGCGTACATCCCCACCATGCGCCCGTATTCAAACGCATCATGTGAATTGGGTGTACGAAGCGCAGCTATTGCCAACTCTTGCTGCGCGTTCGTTATTGCATTCAATACTTTATCAATGGTCATTTTGGGACAGTAGTTGTCTTAACCGGTGTCCCTGGTAATGTTTTGCCATCTAACTTAGCACCCATTGCTAGGCGTTGGTGTTGTGACACACCTTGCGAGTCTTTTTGGTTAGTTGTTGCCATGTTATTTCTCCTTATGGATTTGGGTTAATACTTGTACCAGTTGATAGCGCTATATTCTCGCCACTTGTTATTTCAGCCGCGGCCAACTCTTTTGCAGTTGTATTGTCTTGCTGATTTATTTGTAGACGTGTATTTAGCTCCTCACGTTTACGTTGGTCTTCACGGTCTTGGCGTAATGTCTCAAGCAAGATTGCAACTTGGTCTGCTTGTTGTTGTTTACGCTCAGCTGCTACCGCTTTTTGCTGCTGTTCTTGTGTTGTAACTTGTAATTTTTGCTGATCTTGCTGTAACTGCTGCGCATCATGCTGTTGACTAGCTTGTACACGCATTTGATCAGATTGAGCACGCTGTTGGATCATTTGTTTTTGTACTTCTACTGCAGCCATTGTTGGGTCTTGTGGTTGTGGTGGTTGTAACTGCTGCGCTTGCTCGTATGCCTTAGCTACAATTTGCAAGAATTCTGCAGGTATAGCCTGTTCAATTGCCTGTTGTATTTCAACAGCTGCTTGCGCTTCTTGCATTGCATCGTCACCTAATTGACCGGCATCGCTTGCTGCTTTAAGGCCTTGATTACTAATTTTCATATAGTGCATTAGTAAGTGATCTTTAATATGTGACACAATTGCTGGCACAAACATAGGCGCAATAATCGGGTTTTGCCCAAACATAGGTGACTGTAAGAATGCTAAATGCACACGTAAATGCGCAATATGCTCTTGATCTAGCATAGCGCCAATAGGCTTACCCACAGATGCTGCAAAATTCTCTTGAATTGGGTCAATGTCCCTAGGCTCAGGTTTTGGTACTAGTAACTCATTACCGCCCGGTATTTTCATTTGCTTGAGGAACATCTCCTCAACTTTGCGTACATCATATAACTGCGGCAATTGCGTTGCCCGCATTTGCACTGCTTGAATTTGTGCAAAACGTTGTGTTTCACTGAAAATATTGGGGTCTGATACTGGGATAACATCTAGAGGGCCATCAAAGTCTGATGGGTCTACTATTTTCTCACCTAACTCGTCCATTACCATTTCTTCAGTTAGATAGGCTGAATTTAGGCGGTGCATTACTTTTAGCACTTGGGCCATTGAGTTATGTAGGCGCGAATGGATAGATGAGAACACTACCATGCCTTGCTCAATTAAAGCAAGTGTTGTGCCCACAGGTTGGTTAGGATTTTGATCTGTTAATTTTTCAAATGTAGTTTGGACTACACCTTTACCTGACTCAACAAGGAAGCCTAGTAACTGCATCAACACTGGACTTGGCGGGTTAAACGGCATTGGCATTGCAATTTTACGCACGTCGTCTACATTAATGCCGCCTTCCATTTCAATAACTTCAGTTGGCTGCGGATTAAGGTTCTGCCCACTAGGTCCACCTTTAAGTTTAAGCAAAGTTGGTATGTTGGAGATGTGGGCAGAGTCTAGTAGGGCACGTAATGCACCGGTGGCAGCGCCTGATAGGCCGCCAATCATGTGTGTTAGGCCAATTGGGTAAGCGCCGCGCCATGGTACAAATGGGAATTCAACGATTGATACCAATGGCTCTTGGAACTTAGTATCACTTTCAGCCCAGTTACGATAGACCGCTAAGGCCTCGCCCGTTGACTTATCTATTGAGATAACATAGGGTAAGAACTCATCGCCTTCAAGGTCTGCCGCAGTTGTAACTTCAAATATTGTACGTAGGCCATCTTCATTATACGAGTTATCCTCACGACCTTCAATCTTGTCGTTAGCCTTAGTTGCTTTTGAGTAGTCAATGTCATCAGGCGCACCTAAGTCTACTTCACGGTACATACCTGCACGGACACGTTTTTCGTACTCATACTTAGTAATATATTGGACGTGTGTCTTGCGTTCTGCTGTATGAAAGTTAGATGCTGCAAATGGAAGATACACATCATCTACTGGAATAAACACTGACTCAATACGATTGAGGTCATGGTTCCAGAATAATTTCATGTATTGCACACCACCTAAAGGTAGCTGCGTTGTTAATTGTTCTAGCTCTGATCGGAACTCTGGCATTTGCTCTGTTAGTTGCCAATTCATGTACTTAGCTTTGCGCTCAGATTTTTCTAGCTTTTTCTTGTCCGCTGTACCAATAATCTTGCTGCGGACTGGCCCATTAGATGGGAACAGTTCTTTCATCGCACGGGCTGAGAAGTCAACACATGCTTCAGTCATCAAGGGATGGACAACCTTATTTGCACCTGTAAATTGCGCACCACCAGGAGCATCATCTCCTAGACCTGTACGGCGAATACCCTCTTCGTATTGCTCGTCGCGTTTCTTACGTGCATCTTTGTCGCGCTCAATCTTGTCAAGCAAGTCTGAGACAATAGCGTCCAGCCCTTTTTGGTCAATATCATCAACAATGTTAGCAAAGTGCTCAGATTGCGTTTGATGGTCTTGCTCATTATCTAATGTTACCATGGCACCACCATCGGCAGTATCACGGACGCCAGTATCTTCCTCATCTAGCTCAACCATCTCGCCCTTAGGATCTTCTGCGTCTTCCATCATGTCTTTGGCCATTTACTACTCCGTTATCTAAACATATACATTGCATCATGGTCTATTGTACTACTTATTGGTGTATGTTGTACAAATTCATAATGTTTATCATAATCAACTTCTCCACCCTTAGCGTAGCCATCTTCTTTATTCCAAAACGGTGACAATCCCCGGGCTTCTCGCTTGTTAGCACTACGAATTGCGGCAGCTTGTGCATCTTTAGGCACAATACCTGTCTCACGAATATAGTTTAAGTCGGCTGGATGCATACCTTCAATAATACTAGGCATTTCACGCCCGTCAACGTTGATCGAGTACTCAGTCATCACATCACGGCCGTTAGGCATACGGATCTCGCCCAAGGCACCTGTGTCCTTAGCCTCACCCGTCTCACGGCTGCCGTAGTCTCTAAACTCATATACCTCGTCGTAGTCAATAGCGCCACCTTCAGCTTTTTTAACAGGCGCTTGCCTATTTACTACCCCTGATATTGGTAAGCCTATACCAACACCGGCTAGTATATCTGCTTCACCGCGCCTAAATGGGTCAAACGCTGCACTAGTTGAACGGATTTGACTTGGCTCAAGGATTTGCATTGACATCATTTCATTGCCGTCCATGTCATAGTCATAATGCTCAACCGCGTCAAAGCCTTTTTTCTTTAAATCTTTAATTACTAGTGGTGCGGCTTTAGCTGAAAAATTATCCATGTTTGGCGACGTATAATAAAATGTCTCCAATTCAGGGTCATATACTTTATGCTTTTTTGCAACCTTGTCTACGTCTTCATAGCCAGCAACTTTTTTTGTTTTTATGTGTACAGGCATAACATTAGCTGCTTTAACAGGGTCACCATGCATATCAATTGCATAAGTATCGCCTCTTTCTTCCGCATAAGTACTTGCAGCACGTGGCTTAGTGGTAAAAAATGAGTTTGGGTCAAATTCAGTAAAGTCGTCACCGGTGCCATGAAAATATTTATTATAAATATCAAAACCTAGGGCCTTAGCTCTATCAAGTGCGGTATTATCCGGCGGCAGGCCTAGCCCGCCCTTACTTACGGGTAATGCTGCATTCTTTTGTGCTAGTTCATGCGCTAGGCGATACTTTTCAGCTAGGCCACGTAGGCCTTTGCCCGCTGCCTTAACAATACCCCCGCCATACATATGAACAACACCACCCTTAGCTTTTTCTATTGGTGGAGTGTCTTGCATATTAATAAAGTCTCTAAACTCTTTTTCAGTAAAGTATGGAGAACTATCTTCTGGACGGCTTAGATGGAATTCATGTAATTGCTCGGGTGTAGTAGATAGTTGCTTAGCTAATGCTTTATGCTCTAAAGCCGGACGCATTCCAGAGCTAGTTATTTTATATAATCCAGCATTTTGTAAGTCTCTAACCTCTGTCCAATTACCGCTTTTTACAAAATCCTGCATAGGTACCTGTAAAGAACTTTGATAATTAGGGTCACGTTTAGTATATTCTTGTGCTCTTGCATTAAGCCAACTATTTTCAGGAGGTTTCATTTGCTCAATTGCTTGCCCCATTTTTTCAGGGTATAATTGTTTATATGCTTTACGCCAGTCTGCAGGTGAGTCTGATGATGGGCCACCAAAGGCAACTGGGTCAGAAAGTCTACTCATTATAGCCATACGCTCCTCACGAGGCATAGCTGCGGCATTGTTTCCGCTAGATAAGTATGGCGTTTCTTCTGTTACTTGATATTGGACGTGTGGGCGTCCTTCTTTATCAAATAGGGTATGCAGCTTATTTTCACCACTACCATAACGTCTAGCAGAATCTGGGTTTTGAGTACACCAGCCCCCTTCACAACCTATTTTGTTAACTAATGCCATTGCTTCATCTGAAGTAGAGGGGTCAGGTAACTCAGATATATAGTGTCCTGACGCGTACTCTTTAGATCTAGGTAACAATAAATTGGCAGCGTAGCCCTTAGCCTCAGCTTCTCCTGCACCTGCCGTAGCGGCTAAGTTAGCATCATGCACTATCTGCATTGCCTTTGTCATATTCAAATTACGCAGTTGCTCTGGCGTTATTTCACCTGCCATGTACTTATTCAAAAGTACATCACGCATATGGTCAAAGCCAAGGTTACTAAATGTGGCAGGATCTTCTAAGTCATGGACAATTGTGCCAGGATCTTTCTTTGCTAGCCAAGGATAACTTTTATCAAATTTTTCAGGTCTATACTTTTGCCATTCGCCTAAATTAGCTACGCCAATTAATTGATCAACGCGATCTTCCCATCTACGACCTTCATGTGTTACAGCAAGATTACCCTTTGGTAGCCCATATTTTTCAGCTTGCGTATCTAAGTATGATAGGCGCACTGAATGTGGCACATCTGCATGCGAAATGCCGCGGTCTATTGACATTCTGATTGGGTCTGTTGCAGCGCCCATATCATTGACAATATAATTTTTTAGCATTTTTCTATATTTTTGATTAAACGCTGCTACTTCATCTACTGGTGGTCCTGGATGCTCGCTACCTAAAAGATCTATTAAGGCATGATCTAAGTTACTTGGCCCATCTGTACCACCTGTTAGCCACTCACCGCCTGTGTTTTTAACAATACCCGGCTGTAATGATGGAAACCCGTATTTTTCGACCATCATACGGTCAATCATAGGTACTGCGTTTCTAGCTGCTGCTTTAGCACCAGCTTTGGCAAGAGGTATGCCTACTTTCATTAAGGGCTTAACACCAGGAGCTACGACACTTAGCGCATCAATTATTGCGGGGTCGAACTTGGCATTGACTAACTTAGATCCATAGGCTGGGAAAGTGATAGGCGCGCGGCCTTTTGACCATCTGTCTAGCATACCAGTTGTATCACCTAGTAGCCAGTCTCCAATTGGCAGTGTATCTATATCGCCGCTTAGTAACTTAACTGGGTTTGGTACTACGGAGTTGGCCACTTGCTGCAGGGCACCAGAAGTCTGTGCTACAAGTCTACCCACGGGATTAATTGGCGGAGCACGAAGAGTC